CTGGTGTTACTGGTTCAAGTCTTACTTCTGTTGGCACCATCGCCACAGGCATCTGGAACGGTACTGACATCGGCGTTGCCCATGGTGGAACGGGTGCGTCTACTGCATCAGCTGCACGCACCAATCTTGGCGCTCAAGCGTCTGCGGCTGACCTGACAACTCTTTCTTCTTGTCAAACAGGTGGTGCGGCTGCACTTGCTGCGCTGACCTCTACCGAGATTGAGATCCTTGATGGTGCAACGGTCACCACGACTGAGCTGAACATTCTTGATGGGGTTACGTCTACTGCCGCTGAACTGAACATTCTTGACGGTGCAACGGTCACCACGACTGAATTGAACCTATTGGATGGCGGCACTTCTGCGACGTCAACGACTCTTGCAGCTGCTGACCGCATGGTCATCAACGATGCTGGGACGATGGTTCAAGTTGCGTTGAGTGACCTTGTAACCTTTCTGGAAGACGGAACTGCGAGTAGCTTTGAGCTTGATGGAGGCACCTTCTGAGGTAACTGATGGCAAATACAATCAAGCAAAAGCGCGGCACTACTGACCCCAGTGCCTCTGATCTTGTTGTAGGCGAACTTGCCATCAACACCACTGACGGTGGTGTGTTCACCAAAACTGATGGTGGAACGGTTGTTGAAGTCGGGTCTGGTGGTGGTGGAATCTCTAATCTTGTAGAAGATACGACTCCACAACTCGGTGGAACATTAGATGCCAATGGCAAATTAATTCAATTTGGTGATAGTAGTAGTGCAACAGACGATCGGTTGCTGTTTGGTGCTTCTCAAGACTTACAGATTTATCACGATGGAAGTACTAGTTATATCAGAGATGTTGGAACTGGAAGCCTTCTTATTACCACTAATGGCACACAAATTCGCCTTAGGAATGGCACAGAGGGCGAAGACATGGCGAATTTTATTCGCAATGGTGCAGTAGAGCTTTACTACGATAACTCTAAGAAATTTGAAACCACATCCTCTGGCGCCACAGTTGCAGGAACAGTTACCGCAACTTCATACAGCGATACTACTCATACTCTGACTGGAACTGATATTGATCCTGCCAATGGGGGCATACAAACAAAGGTCTGCAGTGCAAACACGACTCTGACTGATTCTCTCTCTGCAGGCGAAAGTGTCGTTTTGCACGTTGAAGGTGGCGGCAGTTACACAATCACTTGGCCAACAATCACTTGGGTTACTTCAAGCGGAAATTCTGCACCTACCTTGACGGCGAAAGATGTTGTTGTGTTATGGAAGATTAGTACAACACTCTATGGCGCATATGCTGGGAGCTATGCGTAATGAATAATTTTAAAAAGCTGCTCGCTGTTTGCGGAAACTCTGTTGCCGCTGCTAGTGGTGCAAGCCCGTGGGGATACACTCACAGCTATCAAGGGCTCGGGCTAGTCAACGCGAGAATTACTATCTACGGTGACGATTTGATTTGCTTCGGTGGATACAACGCCGGAGCAGCTTCTATTAAAAAAGATGGGAGCGATGTTAATTGGAGCAAAGAATATACTGGCCCCACCATAACCCACTCAACACAAGGGAACGAGACACCTAGTTTTGGCGATATCAAGAGCTACAACAGGCCCTTGGTTGTAACTTCAACGAAGACCATTTTTGAACAAAATGGAGTCTGGTTGTGGTTTAGCCCCTTTTTGTACGCCCAGTTCACTGCATATAAGTTCATAAACACTGGAACGGGAGCGCTGACGTCTACAAAGATTATTCCTCAAGAAACTGCATATAACACGATGACGTCAAGCATATTTGTAGAAGTATTTGGTTTTTGTTGCGATGGCAGTGGAAACTACATGCTTTCGTTTGAAAGCGCAAACCAGGCTTACTTGCAGGGGTATAACAGCAGCGATGTTCTGCAGTGGACGAAAAAAACAGGAAGCAAGTCCGATGGGCTTATCCCTTTAGTGGAGAACATCGGCACTGATACTGAAGTTGTATGTAGGGAAGACGGTGAAAACAGGTTTGTGAAAGTGAATATAACTACCGGAGCAGTCTCCAATTACAACGGCAAAAAGCTTTCAGGCAACAATACGAGCACAAGTCTTGCCAACCAAGGCCTTGAACGACTTGGGTACGACAGCAGTGGGAATCTCAGCTTTGTGCAAAGAGGAGTCGATGAAAGCGATGCAAATACGACTCCGAACAAGCAACATGTATGGGTTCGGATGAGTAGCGCTGGCAGCGTTGTGTCTTCGTATGGAATCGCTTATCTGCCAAGCGCTCAAATAGACTTTAAGACGTGCATGGATTCAAGCGATAATTTGTACTTAATGCACAGAGACGACGGCGAAAGTGGCGAAACAACCTCAGAGTATGGCCCCAAAATTATCAAAATTGCATCTGACGGAACTACTGTATGGGAGAGAGTGATCACGTCAGACTATGCAGGCACGAGCAATTGCAGTATTTATGATATAAATGTTTCTGGCGATGATGATCTGTTTTATGTAACATGCAGGCTGCGCCATACCAGCCCGTCCGGATACGACACTATGATTTTAGCTCTCCCTGTAGATGGGACGGCAACAACATTTACCTATGGGTCAAAAACATATTATTTTAAAGCGCTAGCGGATGGCAATTCCAGATTTGCTGTCAATTCATATAGCTACACCGTCTCGAATGACACCGGGACTGCAACCTGGAGTACCGCAACCTCGCCTGGTGATTATACTGCTGGTATCGGAACCAGCTCAGACAGTGATCTCACCGAGTCATTTACAGAGCTTACCGTCTCATAAAGGAGGATAGAGATGTTTGCTTACATTGAAAACTCAGAAGTATCAGTTTATCCAGTCACGATGTCCTGGCTAAAGAGCCAGCATCCCAACGTCTCGTTTCCAAAAAATTTGTCAGACGTAAATGACTTAACGCCATTTGGCATTGTCCAAGTCGTAAGCACTGATCAGCCAACCTACAGCGACGACACTCACTATTTACAAGAGCTGCCTCCTGAGCTTGTAGATGGACAATGGATGCAGCGCTGGAATACTGTTGCCTTCAGCGATGACATTATTGCCAAAAACTCCGCTATTAAAGGACAAAATGCCAGGGGTGTTCGCAATGAATTGCTGGCGCAATGTGATTGGACGCAATTGGCAGATAGCCCTGTAGACAAAAACGCTTGGGCGACTTACCGCCAGTCATTAAGGGATGTCCCAGCACAGACAGGGTTTCCAGATAGCATTGATTGGCCGTCAAAACCCACTTGATGCAACGCCCTGACCCAATGATTGCCGCTAAGCCTGGAGCGGAGGACGTGCAAGCTATGGCGGCTAGAACGCTGTGGCTGGAAGAGTTGTACTTTCTTGACGGCCGCGACCAGATCAGCCATCCGCAGCATGGTCTGTTTACAGGCCTGGCTCTCAAATACCAGAACTTGAA